TCATTTGATTATATATTCTGTAAGTATTTCATTTTTTTGTTCCCTGTTTTTATCTAAGTATAAAACATAGCATTTTTCGGCATTATCAAGCTCGTCCATTTCGCATAAACCTTTTGAAAACTTAATAAGCAACAAAATGAGCTGCGATAGTTTTTCCTCACCCTCCAGCCTTTGCAATTCCAGCAATATTCGTTCTTTACGTCGTTTCTCTGCAAGTGCTTTTGTTTGTTTTAAAACAATACTAAGAAGGCTTGCTATTACAGTACCAAGAATTCCGGCAGAGGAAAGACTGACTATCAGCAGCTCATATATTGTTTCTATTCCCATAATTTATTCGAATATAAAATAAAAATATTCAGCAATAGAATGAATATAGTTTTTAAAACGTTTAATCGTCATCTTCAACTTCATTCCGCTGTGTGAATTGCTTATACAAGTTATTTGCGTAGACGCTTGAAGCCGCAGCTATAATACCTTGAGTGCAGCTTGCAAAAATTAAGCCAAAAAATTCCGAAACACATGTCGGGTAATCCTTAGATATAAGATAAGCGAAAACTAATAATATTCCAACACCACCCAGTATAAATGGAATAAGCCAATTTTTTGTAGAGCTTTTCTTGATAAAAGCTCCTATTGCATACAGAACAGGAATTAAAATACTTAGCTCTGGTGACATATATTCACTGTAGTTCATTTAATCTCATCCTTTCATAACTTACTATTACATTTTTGTACCAAGAGAAATTGAATTACCTTTACTGTCAATTATATTACCGACTCGTTTGATATATTCTGCAATCTCTGTACTTGATACACCAGCTTGCTTGCAAGCTTTTTCAAACGACTGAATTGTTGAGCAACGTTGATAAATATAATCAAGCATAAGAGTTTTTGCCTTAGTTACAGCTAGTTTTTGCGCTTGAGAGGAGCTCTTGTTGCTTTTTAAATAAATATTATAATACTTATCATAAACACTGTTATAATAACTTTTACTTTTTTCAACTGCAATATTTACTTCAGCTGCCATATCTGTAATATCAGTATATCCTGCGGCTTTTAAATTGATAATAAGTTCTTTTAAGTAATTGGTATCAATATTTTCAATATTTGAAAGAGTGTTAAGATATTTTTTTATGTAGCTCTTTTGTAAGGTTGTTGAAATTTTTCCATTTGTCGAATAAGATTCAATGATATTTTTAGCAAGTTCTTTTGTGGATGTTTTTGGGGAATATGTATTTTTTGTATCATCTGTATTGTCTGAACCGTTATTATTACTTCCCGAATTACCAGAACTGCTAGATTTTTCCAAATTGGTCTTTAATTCTGCAATTTGTGCAGCCAACTCGGTTTTCCATTTATAAAGATTCAGTTTTTTATCAGCTAACTCGGTGTCAAGCTCACTCTCGTAAACAAGTTTTTCTTTTTCAAGTGCGGTAAGAGCATTTGTGTTCTTTTGTGCAAGGTCGGAAAGCGAGTTATTTATTGATATGTTAGAATCTACCTTTGTTTGCACACTCTCTCCGGAGGAAGAAAGTCCACGTGAAGCTAAATACTGATACATATCCTTTTCATCCAACTTACCTTTTGTAACCGCAGCGTTTTTATCAACAATATATTGTTTATTCAACTGTTGTTTTGCGAGATTATAACCTGCAGTATTATTATCTTTTGCTTTTTTATATAGAGCTTCCAGCTCTGTGTTTACGTTTGAATAACCATCAAGCGCTTTTTTTGTTTCTTTGATTAAAGAATCATAATCCATATCTTGCATTCCTTCCTTTCTTTTTAGATACTAAAGCTAACTCGTGAATTTCAGCATCTGTATCGCTTCCTGTTGTTCTGAGGTAAATCTGCACTTTCGCTACACGGCGTACATTAGGACGAATCCGCAAACAACTTATTTTTTTACCGCTTGAATTGGTTATCCAAAAGCTCTCCAGAAAAATGTTATTAGGATTCAAGTCACTGTTAACGGTAAGGTCCAACATTGTACTTTCAATAGTTTCAACAGTAACCGAAAGTTCATTTATATCCTTACGCATATAGGGTTCACCTGCTGAAAAAAATGGGCTTTTCCAATAAGCTGTAACCCCCATATTGTCATCATCGTTCACACTTTCATCCAGCTTATAAATTGTGTCCGCGTATGAGAAATATAAAACACCCCTGCAATCACAGAAAATGTCGCATAAAATGTCATTATAAACATACCAGACACCCAGCTTATAATTATAAATAAAAGCTTTTTCCCTGTGATAGAATAAAAGCTCGCTGCCGGTCTGAAAATCAAAAATTCGTAAGTCAGAGAAATTATTTTCCTTAACAATATTAGCTACGGTAGTCGAAATTGGGGAAGAAAAACATATTGCATTTCTTTCGTTTTCAACAGTAGTGGAGCTCCAGCGGTTTAAACCGTCGTTGCAAAAGGTAATCGGATCATTGCCTACAATACAGCAGGAACCTTTTATCAAGTTTCCTTTTTCTCCGTTTAAGTTGTAAACCGGGAAGGAGGAATAATAATTTCCCAGAGTATCCTCCCTAAGCTCACAAAATGAATAAAAAGCTCTGTCTTTTGTAAAAATCAACTGTCTGTCGTACTGCGAAACTATATCGGTTATTTCGGTATTACCTATAACAGTAAAGTTGTTTTCTGGAAAATATTCAACACTTGGAACACCGTTCGCCAGTTCGGAGTGAAAGCGATAGTTAGGATAATCGGGATGTCCCCACAGGAATAGTCTGCCGTCTACGTTACCTCCGAAAAGCATTGCATAACAATTTTTGGTTATCCTTGTACGGTCGAGATTGTTTTTTATATAGCAAATCTCGATATTATTCAAGCCTTGCGGAGGAACAGAATTAAAGTGAACCGAGCCTGTAGTATAATTACAAGTAAAATCAATGAAAGGAACTCTGTTAATCATGATATAATTGATCTGGTTTATGTTTTGCTCTGCCAGAAGGTAATTACTGGAGGTTCCGTCCGCAGAATATTGCTGCCTTCTTTTATTGGAAAGCAGGTTTAAATCCTCATATGTTGTACCTGCACCTAAAGCATTACAGCCAATTGCAATTAAAGGCACATATCCTTCAACAGCAACGACCGACGAACCGTCAAAGCACGAGTACATACTTCCATTGAGAATATAAAGCTTTCCCGAAAATTCAAACATTACATTTTTTCCATAACCAATTGAACCAATTAAAGACGATACTCCGCTTGTTAAGTTAAAATTATAAAGACACCCGTTTGAAGCAAAAAGAAAATAATAAGTAACACCCAGATAACCAGACCACATACCTTCTATCAAATCACCCGTACTGTTAAAAACTTTACAAATACCGCCTCTTTTTTTAAGGGAAAAGTTCTCAGTAATCTTAAAGTTTGCCATATCAGGCGAATAGGATATATCATCATCAATTTTTTTTACTTGATTAAGACCCAGAAATTTATTAAGAGAAGTAACATTTGCCATTAATAAACCTCCGTAATTTCATGAAGTGTACCTTTTAATCCGGCTTGTATTTTGGTTTTCTCTGATTCATATTTGTTCCTAAAGAAAGCTGCTGCATTTATATCTTCGTTTTGAATTAATAAGCACGCAAGTCCGTAAGGAAGTACAACTGAGCATAAAACCGGAGATAAGCTTATTGAATCGGTTAGTGTGGTTATTGTGGATATCACTATGTCTGTTTTTTTGATTAAGGAATCAAGGTATGCATTTTCTGCAATCAAGAGGTTTAAAAGACTTAACGCCCGTTGTGTCAAATCCTCACAATCAACCGGAATTGTACTGTTTTTTGTACGCAAAGCGCAGAGGTCCATTGCTGTGTAATAAATATCATTACCTGTCAAAAAAATACCTCCTTTAAAGATTTATATGGCTGCTGCAAATTCATGCAGCAGCCATGGTTGTTTTATTTAATTATTTTTTACAAATCTTTTTTTAACTACTGCAAGCTTGATACCTGTATTCGCAAGTCCGCCGGTAATAGTTGTGGTAAGAGTAAAAGTTGCAATACCACTGTCTTTCCCAATCATGCCGCTTTCAATCATTATAAAATAGACCTGACTATCTGTAAAATTAATAACTGCGGGAGCTTTGGCTGACGGAAAATCACCTTTCGCAAAAGTGATTGTGTAATTTCCAGGTGCAGAAGCAGAAGCATCAGCTATTATATAGAAGTCATCGTTTGAATCGTTAAATATGAACGAGAAGGTTTCGGTATTAGTTAAGGATTCGGGGTTAGTAAAATTAACATTACTTCCAGAATTAGGTGTGGATAGAATGTTTTCTGTTAAAATTGTTGCCATATTTATCTCCTTTTTAATCTTTCTTAATAATATTTATATTGTATTGCCGCCGTCGATAACAGGACAGCAGACAAGCTCTGTGGGCTTTATAACCTTCGCACCAAAAACAAGTCTGCCTCTAACAGCCTTGTCAAAGGAATTTTCCATGCGGTCGATAACCTGTGTTTCAAGCACTTGTTCAGCGTATGCGATAGAAGAATAAGACCCTGCAAGCATATAAGTACTTGTGCCGGAGGTATAGAGTTGGTTGGATACAAAAATATCACATCCAAGCTCATCTGTAAAGCCGACAGCACCTGTTCCGTTAACACCGTTATTAATCTGGAACTTTATTCCTGCAAGCATCAGCTTTGTTTTCATAAATGGTGGAATAACGATCCATGTTCTGCCATCGGGTACATTAGCTTCCTCAAGCTTCTGTTTAATTTCTGCTATCGTCTGAAGAATATTAGCAGGAGTTACGGTAACTGCCGAATATGTGTAACCTGCATCTGCATAAAGACCAAAGACAAAAGAATCGACTTCATTTTTAAGTAAATAGGAAGCTCTTTTTGTTTGTGAATCACGAAGTCCTACCGAAGAGCGAAGCTCCTCAATATCCTTGACTTTAAACGAAAAAGCCTTGTCTTGATTTACATATAGAACCGTCGAGTAATCGTCTACATCCTCATAAGTAAGCGTTCCGGTGTAGTCATAAACAGTAGGATCTGCAAGACCGATAAAGGTTACCGAATCACCTTTATTTTTAATATCTCCTGTAAAAGACGTATTACATATCCTGTTTGCAAGCAGATTGTCCTCGTTGGTACGTAAAATTTCTGCGCTTATAATTTTTTCAATGCTGTTGTAAGTTGCCATAAAAAATATCCTTTCTTATTTTTATTTTTAAAGTTTCCATTTTGAGATAGATTTGAGTATATGCTTATAATTTTTCGAAACTTCCTTGGGGCTCATAACCTCAACCTGTTCTTTGGTATATACAGGCTCGGTCTCGCCGTCACCTGTTTTCGAGGTTGCTCGTAACGAGTTCTCGTCGTTCACTTTACTTGCGTATTCGCTATCCCTGCTCTCAGTTATCAGATATAATGCATATGCATGAACAAGAGAAACACCTCCTGCAACTTCCTCCCAAACCGAATCGGGAATATCCTGTGGCATGGCATCGGGAAAGGTTGTTTTAAAGCGTTCGATTTCTTTTTTAATGTTTTCACTTTTTTGCGATTCTTTTTTAGAATTACGATTTTCTTTTTAAGCATTCTTGCTTCTTCAAGCTCACTTATTATTTCCTCAGGAAGACCCTCACGGCTTTTTCCTCCAGAAGCTTCGGCATCAGCCTGCAGTTTCAGGATAAAATCGTCGATTTTCATACCGCTTTCATCGGCGAGATCGTAAATTGCATCGAGAATTTGATCATTGGATAATGTTTTTTTTTCCATTTGTAATTTAGTCTAAATTTATTTAGACTTCGCTCCTTTCTAATTGTGCTTCAATAAGTTCTTTTTTACGTGGAATAAGGTTTTCGGGTAATCTTTCAAGGTATTGGGTAAGCGTTATCAGTCCCTTGGTAAGCAGGTTATCAAGTGTATTTAAGGATGCAATTTCAGACCAATAATTTGTTGCACCAACATCAACACGGCAATCAAAAAGTAAATCCTTGTACTTTTTTATTGAAAAAGTAACATAAGATTTTTGTTCTCCGTTTTTGATACATACAAGTCTTTTTTCGTCATAATACGCAAACATAAAGTCAAGCCAGATAAGTCCAATATCCTCGATGTATTGATAAAATGCACGTCTGATGTTTTCCAACGGCATATTCGATGCCTGTTGAAGTGCAATAATAGCAGAAGTATTGTTTGGTTGAACATTACCCAGTGCCGTATCTGTTGCACCCAGAAACTCCTTGGTATTTGCAATTGCAAGATTGATAACATCAAGCATTCCGGATTGCATCTGACCGGAATTCAATACCTTTGCGACATTTTCAACAGGACCGTTTACAGCAACCGCTTCACCAATCTTGTTAGACCATTCCTCAATAATCGTAGAATCGTAAACAACCTTCGAAAAAGCAGTATCCATCATGTGCTTCATAACCATTGCAAAACCTTTGTTGATAAAAATCTGATTCTCAATCAAGCCTGTTGCAACCGCTTGTCCGTGCCAGGTATTTTTAACAGATGTCCAGTTAAAAAATGCGATGGGGTAGAGATTAAGTTTTGTATCGATAGTATCGCATATTATGGTGTTTTTAACTGATTTTCGATAATGAATTTTACCGTTATCACCCCGCCATAATTTAATAAGAGATATGCACTTGGTGTTTTCAAGTTCCTTGCGTGCCATATCACCCGATTGTGTAATGGTATCGTCGTCAGGTGTTATTTTATCAATCTCATGCTCGGGTATTTTATTTTTTCTCGCCTGTACTTTTAAATCTGCAACCGTTTCCCTTAGTGCTATAAGAATATATGGTTGTGAATTAACATCCTTTGAATTGGGATTTCCAAAAAAAACATTAGTGTTGTCAACCAGTACACTAACAAAATCACCTGTAAAGAGCTGACCTGTTTTAATCGAAGGATCCCAATAGGTATAGCAAACAGCATCACCTGAAATTGCAGCATCAGTGAGCGAATCAGCAAGCAACTTATCAAACTTCATCTTTTCGCGTCTCATTTCAACAATATCGTTCATGATGTCACAAGTATCGTTGGCATCTTTTTCACTTAGTTCCGAACCGCTACCATACGGAGATGCAAAAGAATAACGCATTGCAACTGCACTCTGCAAAATTGTAGAGGTGTAATAGTTGATAATGCGTTTAAAGATATTAAAAACTGGTGTTGGCAATCCGGTTGAGCTTACACCCTCCCATTGATCACCTCTGAAAAACCGCTCGTTGGTGTTTACATTGTCATAGAGATTCAGGGAATAATTGTATTCCTTTCCTTTCTCGTATAACTGCCATTCTTCGGTGTAAAACTTTTCTTTTTTAAAACTCAATGCATTGACCATTCCTTTCTAATAACTAATTCTCGTAATAAACAGTAAGAGAAATTCTTCAAAAAAGTCCACATATCAAAGACTTTTCCTCGAATTTATCACTGTTTCTAATTCGAATTAGTTTAAATATTAATATTCAATAAAGCTTTCATACCCACTATTGTCACTTGCAGGGTTATCAAAGCTATATATACTGCCGGAAAAAGGTGCACTCTTTTTCTTAAAACTAGGCTCACGTGACATCAGTGCATACCTGAGTGCTTCCGGCGCGTGAGTAATTTCATGCGGAGTATCGGCAGCGTCCTCCTTTACAAACTCGTCAAAGCGTAATAAGGGTAAACAGCGAACAAGATTTTGACAGGAACGAAAAATAACCAATTTCGGTCTGCTGTCAAGCGAATTATAACCTTTAAGGCATTCACGCATTACTCGCCAGCCGGTAATGCGTGAGTTATTCGCTTTTTGAAGACACTTCAGACCATTTGAAGTCATTATTTCAAAACCGCTTTTACCACTGTCCTGTCGTCTGTTCCATAAATCAGGAGAAGCTATTGTATAACGAATAGGTTCGTTTCTTGGGGATAAAGCTAGAATTTTTTTTGTCGCCTCGGAGATTATCAGATTACTTTCGTATAGCTCACGGTATACAATAATTCTTCTGTCCTCGGTCAAAGCAAGCCACAAGCAACAAGTCATATCAAGCCCATAATCAACAGCACGGAACTTTATCCAGCTTTTTTCAAGCGGAAAAGGTTCGCAGGTATGTTTTTCGTAATCGAATTCGGGGAAAAAAGCACCTTCAAAGGAATTCCAATCACCATACAGCATCGCTTTACGCCTGATTTCGGGTAAAGCCATGAGTGTATTAACATACTCCGGATTACTCTTCATAAGAAAATGGTTGTCAAATACAAGGCTTTTTACAAAGTAATAATTATCTGGTTGTTCGTTATTACGATAATTACAGTCAATAAAAAGCCGTTTAACCCAATCATGTCCGACACCACCGGGATTACAGGTAAAGTACATTCGTGGTCGGAAGGATTGATTTTCCATATTTCCGGAAATTCTGTTACTCTCTGTAAGTGCGATAAATTGCTTTTCTGTAAAATGCGTTGCTTCCTCAAGTCCGATTACTTCATACGCCTGTCCTTGAAATTGCAAAACGTCATTTTCACTATCGCAATAACCAAGCTTAATGCGTGAGCCGTTTGGAAAACGGAATTCTTTTTCGGTAGAGACAAACTTTGCAATCCCTTTTAGTAATTTAAGAAGCGGAAACAAGTGATTTTCCCGCAGTTCTCCGAGAGTGCGGCGTAAAAGCAGGATCTGTATGCCGTTATAATTCAAAGCAAGCAAAACCAGCTTGGTTCGCATAGCCCAGCTTTTACCGCCACCTCTCGCTCCGCCATATGCGGTATATTTTGCATTAGATTCAAAAAATGTTTTTTGCTTCTCGTTTGGATTGATAATAAGCTCTCTCATTAGTTAGCCCATTTTTTCGTCTGTCCCTTGAACACTACAGGATCGCTTTCAATTTCGCTCTCCTCAGGCTTGTCCTTGTAACCGTGATTGTTTTTGAGGTCGAAAGCAAGTACGGTAGCTTGTAATTTTCCGTTAAAGGCAAGCTGTTTTTTAATTTTGGCTATTCTGTTTCTCGCTACCTTTAACATCCCTCCGTATTCTTTGTCATTCATAAAAGACAAAAGCTCCTCGCGAGTAATTCCTAAGAAATCCGCAAGCGACTCAATGTCTGCAATCTCTCCTTTGTCGGAAAGGTAACTACCAAAGTATTCGTCAAGCTTTGTTTTGCATTCCTCGAGCGACAA